TGCATCCGGTTACTGGCCAGCAGGTCAATCGGCTTTACCGCGGGGTCGGAGCACTGATCGAAGTGTCTCCTGTTGCGCTCGTGTCTGGACTCACTGTGCAAACATTCACGATCACGATAAATCATCTTGAGCCTGATGTTCTTCTGCTGATGCAAAACTACGATTTGCGCCGGGCCCCAGTCGAGCTGCACCGGGGGTTTCTAGATCCGGTGTCCATGCGGCTGGCCGCGCCCGCGGTGCCCCGGGTTTCAGGGTTTGTGGATGAAGGACCGATCTCGACCCCGGCAGAGGGCGCTGCAGGCAGCATCGAGCTGGTCTGTGCCAGTCACACGCAGGACCTTACGCGCAGCAGCTCGGCAAAGCGATCTGATGCCGATCAGCGTAGACGTTCCGCGTCAGATGGATTTCTCCGACACGCCGCCACTGTTGGGCAGTGGACCATTACCTGGGGCCAAGCTGAGGAATGATCCGCCCTGCCACGGTAGATGACATTGCGGCCATTGTGGGGATGGTCTGGGCTTATCAGCGCGAGGTGCGCCCGGATTTGAAAATGCATGCAGGGTGCACCGCCTCCAGCGTGCGGAGAATAATCCAACAGCCGCAGGGCTGCGCAATTGTTGCAGATGATGGACCCCCGCGCGGTGTTCTCCTGGCGCAGATGGCTAACTCGCTGTGGTGGCCTGACCCAAGTGCTCAGGTGGTGCTGTGGTGGGTTGCGCCGGAGCTGCGCGGATCGCGCGCCGCATCTGCGATGATGGATTCGTTTGAGGGTTGGGCTGTGAGCTTAGGTGCCGCGCGCATCGGGGCGAACTTCACCGGCAAAAGTGCGCGCAAATACTTTGAGCGGCGCGGCTACCGCTACGCCGACACCAGCATGATGAAAGATCTTACCTGATGGCAATTTTTTCAGCAGCTGTTGCCGCCATAGGGGCCGTTACTACCTGGTTCGGTACGTTGTCTGTTGTGGCGCAGATCGGGGTTCGTTTCGCTGCAGGTTTCGCGTTCAACGCGCTGTCGAAGGCATTGGCCGGGAAGCCGGACGCGCCCCGAGAGCCGGGAATTGTAGGTGAGCTTCAGCAGGGCGCTGACTTGCCGCGCTCTTTCCTGATGGGTTTTCGAGCGACAGCAGGATCTCTGGCCTACCATAACCAATGGGGCGGCGCAGAAAATGAGTTCTACACGCGCATCACAGTCCTCTCCGATCTGCCAATCGCGGATCTGGTGGAGGTCTGGATCGAGGGAAAGCTATATCAGCTTGACAAGGCTAATCCGCATCCGGATTACGGATGGCCTATCATCGGCATGTCCGAAACCATCACGACAACGCAGAGAGTTGCGGATGGTTTTGTCGAAGGTGGCCGAGCAGGGGGTCAGCCGCGGTTTAGGCTGGTCGATACCGAGTCCGAGGAGCCCTACGGATGGGTCAAGTTCTATGATGGCAACCAGACCGTCGCCGACAGCTTTGTCACATCTCAGGTGGCCACCGAAGAGCGACCCTGGAGCGCAAGCGAGGTCGGTTTCGGTATCGCCTATGCCGTCAGTACCTTCAAGATAAACCGCACGCTGTTCCAGGGCCTGCCTCAGATCCTGTTTGTCTGCAACGGCATCCCATTGCTGGACCGCTCAACCGGGCTGACCACACATTCCAACAACCCGATCGTCCAGGCCGATGCGTTGTTGTCTGGATTGAGCTACGGTGGTCAGTGGTTCTACGGTCCGCAAACCGGCACGCGGTTAAACGTTTCCGAGATCTCTGCCGAGATTGCAAAGTGCAATGCGCCGGTGCCCGGAGCATCGGCGATGACTACCGCAGAGCGCGTCGAGGCCTTTGGCAGTGCCACGATCCCTGCGCGCTACCGTTCCAGTATGGAGGTCAGGCTCGACAGGCCTGTTGCGGATGTCCTGGAAGACATCATCAGCGCCTGCAACGGGCGGATCTCCGAAGTCGGCACCCGCTACCGCGTGCAGGTGGGTGACCCCGAAATTGCAGTGCTGTCGATCACTGATGCCAATTTCAGGTCGACGCAGGGTCAAAGCTTTGCGCCGTTTTTCCCATTGGCGGAGACGGTAAACGCGATCACTGCAACCTATCCGGCTCCTGCCGAAGGCTGGCAGTCACAGGATGCACCGCCGCTTTACCGCCCCGATCTTGAGGTGGATGACGGAAACCGGCGTCTGCCGACGGGCGTTCAGCTCGATGCCGTGCCCTATCCTGAGCAGGTGCAACGGCTGATGACCTCCGCGCTGGCAGAGGCGCGCCGCGCCCGGCGGCACTCGGGCGTGCTGCCTGCGCGTCTGTGGCGGTTGGAACCTGGGGATTTCATCGAGTGGAGTTCTGCACGGCACGGCTACAGCGCCAAGCTCTGGCGCGTAGACGGGCTTTCGGATTTGAAAAACGGTGATCTGGCCGTTGATCTGACCGAGGTTGATCCTGACGATTATGACCGCGATGCTAAATCCGAATTTCGTCCAGTTATTGCGGGATCTCTTTCGGGTGTTGCGGCAAAGCCGGTCGAGCTTTTGGATTGGGGTGTCGAGGGTGTCAGCGTAGGGGTCGATGACATGCTGCGTCCGGCATTGCAGCTCAGTTGGAGGCCGCAAAGCAATGATCAGTTTACGGGCATCTCTTATCAAGTGCGCCTTACGGCAGACCAGCGGATCATCAGCAGCGGTCTGATCGCGGAAACAGGAGTGGGCTTTGACCTCATCTCGGGCGCATTGCTGCCCGGAGTGGCCTATGAGGCGCGCGGGCGGATCAACACCCCACAGCGGTCGATCTGGACTGCATGGATCGGCGCGACAACTCCCGACATCCGTCTCGATCTGGCAGACCTTGATGCGCTGCTGTCTGAGAAGATTGTTGATACCGCAGAGCGGATTGAGCAAGTTGAGACTTTTGCGCTGCAAACGCAAAACACGGTTGAGGCCGATGCGCGGGCGCGAGTGCCCGCAGATCGGATCGTAGAGGAAGCCCTTGAGCAGATCGGGGCGCGTGTTACTTCGCTGATGTTGCGGGTGAATGACACGCGCAGCCGCATCGCGCGGGCGGGTATATATGTGGACGAGGCCGATGGCAGCGTGCGGATCGAGGGCGTCAAAAGCATTGAGGGCGCGCTGTTTGAGACGCAGATTGCGATTAACGAGATTGCGGGACAGATCAGTCTTACGGCAACGCAGGAGTTCGTGCGCTCGGAGGTAGCAGGCGCAATCCTTGATCCGTCTCAGATTCCGCTTTTGGACGACATCGTTACGCAGCTGAACACCGTGCAGCTCGATCTTGCCGCTGCAAATGCTGCGATCACGGCCAAAGCGGATGTGCTGACCGTTGCGGCGCAGGAGGTGCGCCTGACGGGCGCTGAGCTTACGATCGACGGCTTGCAGGCTGCGATAGATCTCAAGGCAAGTGCAACCGAGGTCAATGAAGTGGCTGCCCGTGTGACTACCGCAGAGGCGGAGCTGTCCGCTCTTGATGGTGGGTCGATAGTGCTTGCGACCCGCGATGTGCGCCGCCTGGTCGACGAGGGTGAGGCGCTGGCCATTGCGGACCTCAGCGGCCTGTTGCGCACCCATGAAGAAGGCAAGGCGCGGCGCGCCGATCTGGCATCCGCTACCCTCTCTTTGGAAGCCAAAGTGAGTGAGGGGCGCGAGGCACAGGCGGATCTTGAGATCGAGCTGGCGGCAGCGATCGAGGCAAGCGAAGCGCTCGTGTTGACCGAGCAAAACGCGCGGGCGGATGCGCTTTCGGCAGAGGCCAGCGCCCGTCAGGCGGTTACAGCCCGAGTGAGCAATCTGGAGACGGGTGCTGCGGTCACCTCGGCGTCCGTCTCTGCTCTTGCCACGGCGACCTCGAATGCTGACAGCGCGCTGGCGCAAAGTGTGAGCACGCTGCAGGCGCAGGCAGGCGATCTGGAGGCGGATGTATCTGCGACAGCCGCAGCATTGAGCAATCTCGAAACCACCTCGGCTGATGCAGATCAAGCGTTGTCCCAGCGGACGGGCACGCTGGAGGCTACAGTAAACAATGGCGCGACGGGGCTGGCCGCAACGCGCGCGGATGTCGAGACCGCTGAGACGGCGCGCGCCGACGGGGATGCGGCACTGGCGCAGCGCGCAACCAATTTAGAGGCGACGGTCAATAACGGCAACACGGGCTTGGCCGCTACGCGCGGCCTAATTAAAAGTGTCGAGTCCACGCGGGTTACTGCGGATGGTGCGGTTGCGGCTGTGGAGCAGCAGATCAGCGCGAGCTATGGCAGCCTCGATGCGATGGCCAGTGCGACATCTGTGGCGTCGGCAGGCGTTGATGGACTGCTGGCGGGCTACCTGTGGCGCGCCCGCGCAGGCGGGGTGACGGGCGAAGTCGAGCTGGTCAGCAATGGTGTGGCGGCAGTTTTCTCGGTGCGGGCAGATCGTTTCAAGTTTGTCGGCGATTTGGCTCAGTTCTTTAGCGATGTGGAGATCACAGGAAACCTTATTGTCAACGGTGCGACATCGCGGACAGGCTTTACAGCCGACTGGACTACTCAGAGTTTAACTTCCACGACATTTACCCCGATCACAGACGAGGTCGTCGTTGATTTTGAAAATTACGTCAGCGCCTCCGGCGCGGCGATGGCAAACAATCCGGTGTGCGTGACCTTTTCGATGGAAATCATACCCCAGCAGGCTGTCGCGGGTGTTATTCAAATCGGCCTGTTGGGCTGGAACCCTTCCTCTGGAAGTTTCACGACGCGAAATTTCTCTTTCAACCTGGCTCGAAATTTTCAGTGGCCAGCCGGAAGTGACAACCGACGCCAGACGTTCACAGCGATGTTGCTCGATCCTAGCACATCAAATGCTGAGGGCAGCATACCAAGCACAACGCGGTTCAAGCTCGCTGCGAGAATAATTTCAGGCGGCACCACAGAGGTGCAGATCAAAGACCTGTCTGTAAAAATGGAGCAGCTGAACAGATGAGCCGCATATATTCACTAAAATCAGGAGATTTTATATGAGCTGGTATAGAGTGGGCACCGTTACGGTGACCAATGGCAGCACCACAGTGACTGGGGTGGGCACTGACTTTGTCGGCGCTGTGGCGGCTGGTCATGGGTTTGTTGGGCCGGATGGGCGGACCTACGAAGTGGGCGCAGTTGTCAGCGCTTCGCAGCTTACCCTTGCCACGTCTTATTTGGGCAGCACGCAGGCTTCTGCGTCTTACGGGATCTACCCGACATACGCCCAATTGCTGCAATTCCAGCAGCGCCTGGACGCGCTCCTGACGGACTATGAGAGCATTGCCACGGGTGCCGGGATTGGTCGGTTTCAGAATGGCACGGCAGCTCTTCCCGGCATGACGTTCGAGGGCGACCTAGACAACGGGCTCTATCTAAGTGGTGCAAATCAGATCGGCGTTTCAACCGGTGCCGTGCGGCGCTTGCTGCTTTCTACAAGCGCTATGCAGGTTGACGTGCCGATAACGGGCAGCGCCGTGCAATCCAGCATTTTTGATACAACATCTGGCAAGCTGATGGCCGTGGGTGCTGGCGGTCTTCTTCTTTCAAGCGACACTTTAAACACCAATGAGGACATAGACACTATCGATCCTGTTTCGAGATTTATGAGCTGGTCTACAAATAGCGGCGGCCACCCTGTGAACGGCCCCGATGACAACGGGTCGGCGGGCATTCAGATATCTGCCAGTTCGACGCGTTTGATGCAGATGCTTACTCAGCTTCAAGGCTCAAGCGGCAATCCGATTGTATCTGTGCGGGTCAAAGACACAACTTTCGGTCCGTGGGCCAGGCTGTTCCACACCCGCAACATTCTGAACAATGTCTCGCAGGCGTCTGGTATTCCGACAGGTGGGCTAATTGAGAGAGGTGATAACGCGAATGGAGAGTATGTTCGTTTCGCTGACGGCACACAGATTTGCACGAGAATTGTTGTTCATGACAATACGTCTACGGAACCCGTCGACTACAGCTTTCCGGCGGCGTTTGTCGGCTCTAACCCGTCAGCGTCTATTTCGCTTAGCGATAGTGTGTTTAATACGAGAGTGACCGACTTCCTGAATACTGCCGTCGCAGCAGCAAATTCGGTTTGGCGTGTGCGCGCAGATGTCGTCGGGTTCCATAGTAATACAAGTTACATTTTGACTGCAATCGGTCGATGGTTCTAAGGGGGCAATCATGCAGATTACACTTTCACCGACGCGCGGCGATGCACCGCGCACACTGAACCGAAGCGGCGATATCATTACTGTAGATGGCGAGCCGTTTGACTTCAGCCAGATCGCAGAAGGCGACACACTTCCGCGCGAGGCTGTCACCGGTAACTGGCTGGCCTCCGACGTGACGCGGACCAGTGGCGTTCTGCACTTCAGGGTGGTCTTTCCCCACGGTGGAGGCGCGCCCACCGAGACCCGCTTTCCATCGCCAATCACGGTCACCGAAAACGGGCCCATCACCCTTCCCCCATATGACACACCGGAGGCCGCACCATGACGATCGACTGGAGCCAAAAGATGACGGCGCAGGAGCGGGCGGCGTCCGAGCTTGCGTCAAAGCGCAAGGTCTCTCTCACACGTCGGGCGTTCTGCCTCGGCCTCGCCACGTCGGGTATTCTCACGCAAGCGGATGCAATTCAGGTGGCGAAGGGGGAATGGCCCCCTACGATGACGTCTTTCCTCACCCTGCTCACTGCCGAGCAGGCCGCTGATGCTCAGATCGAGTGGGCCGCGACAGGAACCATCGAACGCTTGCACCCCTTTGTTCTGACAATGGGATCATGGCTATCGCTGACCGACACAGAGATCGACGCTCTATTTGGCATCTCCTGATATGATGCTTGAGCGGGGCATTCGTCGTCGTTGGCGCACCTCTGTGCCCATTGAATGGGAAGTCGGCGCAAAGGGGAGCGGTAACCTGATCGCAATCCCCGCCGGAACTGAGTTCGAAATCAGCGTGCCCTGGTGGGGGCGCTGGCTCATCGGGCGAGACGATCCCCACTTCCTGCTCGCCGCGCTTGTCCACGATTACCTGCTGGAGACAGGCGCCTACGGCAAAGCGCAAGCGGCCGCAGAATGGTACGATGGGGCAAGGGCTGCACATGCTCCTGCGTGGAAAGCGAAGGCCAGCTTTATGGCTGTTGCCCTGTGGGCGGTTTGGAAAGACTGAGAGGGCCGTAGGCTGCCCAAAAAACACTGCTGCAAAATGGAAGGCCTCAAAGATTGGCACATTACAATGATGAGACGCTCAGACGGTACGAAAAACGGCTAAATGAATTGGAGTCACAGTGCTTAACGACGGAAGACAGGGAGCTGGACGAATTTATCCGCAAGATCGTGCGGTCCGTTCGCACGACCCTGTGGTTGACCAATGGCACTGTAAAGTATCTGGCCGCTCCCCTTGGAATATTCTGGGGGCTGTATGCCTATGGGTCCAACTTCGCCGACTGGCTGGCCGGTTTTTACGTTGGTCCGACGCGATGATAGGCAGGCCCGTGCTCTGGATCGGATGGGCAACTGTGATCGTGCTGATATTCCAGACCGCGCCGCTGTCGCGCATCGCCTACGCGCCGCAGACGGTCACCATTGTGGGCGAGCAGGTTGCGTTAATTCGATCATTCCCGCTTGACGCGCTCGGAATGCCGCGCCCGTGGCTGTCCTACATCGAAACGGTGCGTCCTCTGACGCAGTCGCATAATGGTGGCCATCCTTGCGCTGATCGTGGCGGGCCTTTTCAGTATGGTAACGCTGAGCCGGTCAGAACCTGGTCAATTGCCTGGGCCTCTGACTGCCTCAATGATCCGACCGGATACCGCTGGTCCGCGCAGTGGTTCTGGCATCTTGGCCGGGTCAAGCTCGGGCCGGTTAATATAGTCCACACCGTTCTTCACCCAATTCCGACAGACTGAAATCTCTCAGAATTTGACCGACATGCCCCGCACGCGGGGCCTCAAGCATTGGAGCAACCTATGCAGCACCCCTCCCACCGCCTGATCCAGCTGGGCACACGCTCGCTAGGATTTGACCCTGGCATAATCGACAGCTGGTGGGGCGGAAAAACCAGAGCTGCCGTGGCCGCGCTGCTGCTCGAGGGGCCTGCTATCCAGTCGGACTGGGCCGTCCAGACGCTGCACCGTGGCCTCAAGGGTCTTGGCTACATGCAAGAGGGGATTGAGGGCACTTACGGAGCCGCCACGCGCGCGGCGCTGCGTGGCCTGCTTGACGCCGATGGCGCGCACGCCGCCAGCGCAGCCCCTGAAACCGAAGTGCTGGTGCCATCCAAGCCATTAATCCAAAAGATCGACCATTCTCTGGCAATGCGGCAGGGATCTGCAGGCACGGTGATCAACAGCTTCATGATCCACTGCGCGGCGGTGCCGGGCGATTGGCACGTCTACAAAACCAACAACGAGATCATCTCGGCCGTCCACCGGATGCACACAGACCCGGAGAGCAGGGGCGGAAGGGGCTGGTCAGATACGGGCTATCACTCGATCACATGCCCGGACGGTGAGCGCTTCGACGCGCGGCCCTGGGCGCGCTACGGCGCAGGCGCGATCGGCTACAACCGCGGGGTATATCACCACCTGATGATTGAGGTCGGCACCATCACGCGCATCGCGCTGCCCGAGGCCTATTTCACCCCGGCAACCCTCGACGGCACCAAGGCACATATCGAGCTGATCGCGAAGCAAACACCGCTGCGGCGGCTCATGGGGCACCGTGAGGTGGCCGCCAAGCTGTGCCCCGGCTTCGAGGTGGTCGACCGCGACTGGACGGACCGGGCAGTCACATGACGGCTGTCGATTTTCTCATTCTGATCGCTGCCGTGGTGGTGACGATCTTAGCGCTGACGCGCGACTAACCCTCGAAAGGACACGACATGGAATTTCTGACCGGCCTGCTGGCCAACGATCAGGTGCAAACCGGCATCCTCACGATCTTCGGTATCCTGCTGACGTGGATCATGAACCGGGCCGTGGGTGCGTTCCAAGCCGCAACCGGTATCAGGATCGAGGAGAAGCACCAGCGGGCGCTTCACCAAGGTATCCTGACTGCTGTGGAGAGTGCGCTGCAAGGCAACGCCGGGCAGAGTGGGCAGATGCTGCGCGCGCATGTCATGAACCACCTTCGAGAGAGTGTGCCAGACGCGCTGACGGCGCTGACGCCGGGTGATGGTGTGCTGGACCGACTGATTGAACGGTACAGCCGTGAGGCGATGGCTAAAATTGGGCAGCAAACCTCGACCAAATAATACCATTTTGGCTGGTGGGTTGCGCCGATAAATCCAGTTTGGCGCACCTTTGGTCTTTTTCCAATCTGACAATCCACTGGAGAAAACTCTGATGTTCATGTTGTTTGTCACACTTTGTCTTCAAACCAGCCCGACTGACGCAGAGTGCCGCCCCTACCTGCGCGGGCCGTATCTCGATCGAAAAGCTTGCCGTGATCTGGAGCGTCCGCTGGAGATCTACCTGGAAGGTTTAGCAGCAGATCTGGGCGCGCCTGTGCTGTTTGTGAAGGCCCGTTGCGAAAAGGGCGATGACCTTTAGGTCCGACCGAAATTTATAAATTAACACAATATGCGCCGGAGTGCGCAGCCACGAAAGGAATGCACGATGCCTGTAACAGCAAATTCAAGTGAGGCACTCACGGCAGACGGCACATGGACGCTCATCGCTATAGGCGGCACCGTTCTGGTCTCAGCGATCGGGCGTTTTGAATACGCTTTCCGGCCAACGTCTGACGCAATTCCAGCAGCGTTTCGCGGGCATTACGCTGATTTCATCAGCTACGATGTTTTTCAGCATTCCAGCGAAATTTCTGATGGCCAACGGTATTGGATCAAGGCTCCAGCGGGCACAGTTTTGACCGTTTACGCATCGGACCCGGCATGAGCAGGCTCACGTCGTCACCCCTGATCGGATCTCGGCTGACGAGTTCCCAGTTACTCGGCACGACCTCTCTCGACCTTCTGGACCCTATAGAGATCCTTGACCACACGGCAGGCAGCTTTGTAGGCGGGACCGCTAATGTCTCCCTGACACTGAGCAGAGCGGGCACCGTCTATGTCGTGGCGACCACGCAAAACACTATGCCCTCGCCCGCGCAGGTAGTAGCGGGGCAGGATCACACGTCTGTCACCGGGGTCGCCTCCGCCTCCTTTCAGGCCGAGAGCGGTGCCAACACGGATAGCGTTGAGCTGGATATCACAGCGGTCGGGACGTATTATTTCTGGCTGACCGCGCAAGACACAGGCGGAAATCTTGCAGCGGTTATCAGCTTGGGTTCTGCTGCAATCGCGGCAAACGCCTACACGACGCTGATTGCCGACAAGGGTGCATACTGGACCCGCAGTGGGTCGATGGGGAACCCCTCAAACCCGCGCATTATTATAGCTGGTGAATTGCTCCGAACACCGGATGCCGCTTCATTCCACACGCTGCTAACCTGGAACTCAGTGGTGGATTTTGAATTTATCTACACTGACAGCAACGGGCAGTTTCGTGGTGGGGTCACGAGTGACTTTGGCGGGAGGGCGACTATCGTTCCAAGCACCGGTCCGCAAATGTCACGATTCATCATGGCGGTTGACTTAAGCGCCGCAACCTTCGCCGCAGGAGTGCAGCTTTATGTGGACGGAGTAGCTACGGAGTTGACAAGTCAAACATGGGGGCAAAACCTTATTCCTGATTTTGATGCAGCCGGTGTTTTCAGTATTCTTGAGAGCGACAATCAGCGGGGCCGCATATTCAACGGGGCAATCAACTTTCTCTATTTTGACCGGCCCTCCAGTGTGATTGACTTTTCACAAGCCTCAAACCGCAATCGGTTCGACGCGACGGAGATCGGTGCAAATGGTTCCGGCGTGACAGGCTCACAGCCGTTATTCTACATGACGGGCGACAGAGATGCTTGGCAGTCGGGCAGCAACCTTGGCAGCCTTTCGGGCTTTACGGTAAACGGGAGCTTCTTATGATCACCTTAAACTTCTCAACAACAGTCCGCACACCGGGCGCTTCTGCGGCTGAAATCTACGTCAACGATTTCGCCTCAAATCGAAGCGCGGATTTTGACGCTCCGACAGCTTGGAGCCATATTGCACAGGCATATGATGAGAACGACGCCAGCCTTGGCGCAGACAGCGTGGGAGCCATGTATTTCGGGCAAGGCCAGACTGGTATCATTCAGCAATCCATCACGCGGGCTGTGAGCGGGAACGAGGTTGAAATATACTGGCTCATGCAAGGGGTCGATCATGCGGCTTCGGGCGCAACCGGCACCCCGGTACTGCGAACCTATGTTGAGTGGCTTAATTTCTCCGGCGATCTTGTGGGAGTTCGATCTGATAATATTTCTAATCAGGAAACCGGGGTGAGCAGCTACGTCGCCACCAAGCCTGCGGGCGCAACACAGCTTCGCATCATTTTTGAGCGGCGCACGGACCTGTGGGCGCTGACCCTCTACAAGCTGCAAATTCTGGACACCACAGCAAGCGGACAAACGCCTGTGCTGCGCGCAGAACGGCCCTACCAGTTTTCGGTCCTCACGTCTGAGGGTGTCGCAACCGAGCTTGATTTTGCATCATCATTTGATCCGCCGATTACAGCCTTGGAAATCGTCTCCTCGCCTGCAAACTACAGGGCGACAACGCGGGGCAGTGTTCTCGTGCTCAACCCGCTGGACGGGATTGCCTTGCCTCAGTCGGCAGCAGAGGGCCTTGAGGACACCCTGCAAGTGCGTGGCATACGCAACGGGATGCAGACCTTTGCCGTGATCCAGTTTTTTGCCTACGCGCAAGAGGCCACCCCGCTGCGTCTAAAAACAACACCGCCTACAATTTTGCTCGAAGAGGGGCACGCGCAAGTCGTCGGCCCTGTGAGCTACGTGGCGGGTGGTACAGAGCCATATACTTGTATCGTGACGCAAAAGCCTGCGTGGCTGGATCAAGGGCCAAACGGCCTGCTTGCAGGAATTGCGTCGGGGTCAGGCGTGCAGCAGAGTGTTGTTGCGACCGTGACAGACGGCCAAGGTCAGTCGGTAACAGTCACTGTCCCTATCACCATTGGATCTATCGACCGAGCAGCGCCGCAGGTCATTACACCAGCACTGGCTGGGAATAACCTTTGGGGCGCAATCAGCCTCAATCAAAACGGCCCCACCGTCGTGCAGCTTACAGATGGTATTTATACGGCGATGGGGAATATTTTCGAGGTAGGCCGAGACCATGACAAGCCGGTCATAATCATGGGGCCTGCAACGGGTGAGGCACGCATCCGCAACGTAGTCGTTTTAAACAGAAGCTTCGGCATATGGTTTGAAAAGGTTGTATTTGAGCGGGTGGACCTGACGGGCATTGATAACACTAATAGCCTGAGCGACAGGTCACGGCCAGACATGCGCTCGAAAACACTCATTTCTGAAATAGATCACTTCCCAATACCACCCAGTTTTAACCGATGGACAAACTGCCTTTCTCGCGGGTTTGTCACGGACTTGACCAACGAAACAGAGATAGGGTCAAACGGTGATGCAGACGTATGGTTCACCCGTGAAGGTGAGAATGGTAAACCTATCTACGCTTCTACGGGAACTCTCCCGACAACAGGCCGATGGGCAACAACCGCTTACGGCGCGGGTTTCAACTTGCAAGGGTTTGGTATCATTCAGGACACCCATGTTGAGGGGTCCGTCTTCCCCTTCTCCTTGGCAGGTCCATGTGTGGGGCTGTTCAACACAAGCGCAAACCAGACCCGCACAGACCAGCTCAGATTTGAGCAGGCTTTCGATTGCGTTGTACATGGACATCGCGTGGGTGATCGGGCGACAGATGTACCGTTTCTCAACTCAAAGCAGTCAGAACATCAAGATATGATGCAGTCGATTGCAAACTCCGGCCGCTCAGTAGGTCACCGCGTGTGGGTCAAGGACCT